CTTGCCGTTGCATCTGTGATTAAGGGGTTGTCCTCAATCCTAACTATATAGCCGTGTTCCCCAAATAGGTAAGTGTTGTTTTCTGTCTTAACTTCAATTCCATTTACCTCGATATCGTCTGTATATATTCTCGCTCTTTCGATTGCATCAAATGTGTGATAGTTTTCTTCATTTTCAACAAGAGACAAGTCGTACCATTTCAACTCTAAGTACCCCTTGTTATTAAATCTTGCATTGTTCCCAGTTATTTGAGATATCCATGCGATAACCTCTCTGCAACTTGCGTATTCGGGTATTAAATCTTTTGCGATTACAAAGTCTTTATTTGTAAAGTCTTGCGTATTCAATACAACTCCGCAATGATTGCAAATAGCATTCAACAAAACCCTAACAGTCGCTGGAATTATAACACTTACTTCGCTAAAAGGCCTTTCCGTTTTTTGCATATAGTCAACAGCACTTAGATATATAATTGAACTGTTTTCCGTAGGCTCTTGAACTGTAAATACGCCTTTTTCTAGCCACTCAATTCCATTTTCTACGCGTAGACCGATGTAAGGCCTTATTACCGCATCGGAAAAATCGTACCCACTAAATTTCTTTTCTACATTGTTTAATAAAAGAGTGCAAGAATTTATAATCGCCGTCCCGACCTCAAATGAATTTTTTTTAGAAGTTGCGTCGCTAAAAGACATCCCTTTAACGACTATATCTTCTTCTGTTACATTTAAAATCGAATTGTCGGCAAGAGTGATTGTTGCTTTTGCGCTAAACTGTCTTTTTTCTTTAAGATTTATTAAGAACTCGTTACTTGCATTAATCACCAGCTCGCCCCCTTTTCAATAAATTCAAGAGATATTTCTTTATAATACTCCAAGCTGTTCTTCCAAATCTTAACTTGCGCCACGGGGCTGCTTACAAGTATAAATTCCCTTACTTCCTCAACCTTGCTCTCGGGATCTATGTATCCAATTTCATGATAGGTTTGTGAAAGTACATTGTTAAGTAAATCGCCTGCTAATTCCTTGCTAATATCCTCAAATACAGCTACAATGTGCCTTTTCTTTTTCCGTTGGTCTACGTGAGTTACTCCGTCGAGCGTCTGGACTTCATCTGCTATTCCGACAAACCTTATGCTTGGAGTAATCGCGCTTGTCTTATATTCGACATCGTTTATTTTTATTTCTTGCATTGTTACTCCTTTCTAGTAGCTATATTGGGCCGTCGGATTATAGCGCTCGTCATTAGCCAGCTGAATATTCATTAGTATTCTTCCAGCCTCTTCGTTGCCAATTATCAAAGGTGTTTCTGTTTTTGCGACTAATTTCAAATTAGACAGTGCGCCAAGTATCACATTATTATTATCAGCAGATCCTTTTTCCGTTGTGTCAAAGCTTTTGTTGTTAATGATTGGTATGTCCAGTTCGTCATTTATCTTTTTCATTTCTTTGTCGAAGCCAATGCCAAAGCCTTCTGCTGTAAAACCTCCGATTTCTTCAAAAACTTTCGACGGTGAATTAATTTGAAGTACTTGATTGGTTTTTGACTTAACTCTTTTTAAAGTTGCCTCAATCGTTGCCAACAAGGTTTTTTCTTTGTTTTTAAAACCAGACGCAAAGCCACTCGCTGTATTTTCTCCACTTTTTTCAAGCAAAGCTTTTGCAGACCGATCGCTTGCGTTTTTAATAAACTTTAGAGCATTTTGAACATCCTTGTTCTTTGATTTTAATTTTTCCGCATAATTTAAACCTGCTTTGCTTGCGTAGTCGCCCATGTCGTAAGCTATTTTGCCTGCAACATCTCCCATATCTTCTCGTTGCGACTCTAGTTGCTTAATTGCGATATCACTTGCCAGCTTGGTCTTTTCTTTCCATGCTGTGTTATATTTGTCAAGCTCCTTTTTTGTCATTTTGTTAAGCGCTTCTATTTCGCCAGACGCTTTAGGTCCCATGTCGTATAGTTCTTTTAAAAGACCTTCTTCTATTCCCTTTTTAGATAATTCTTCAAGATTCTTTGCCCAATTTTCCATGCCCTTGACTTGCCCGAGCAGGTTGTCCAATAAAACCTCCCCAGACTTTTCTGTGTTTTTTGCAAATTCATCAAACAATCCAGTAGATTTGTATATGGCATCTTCCGTTTGTTCTAATTGCTTTCGATATTCTTCTTGTGCGTCTTCCATAGCTTTTGTAGCTAGCTCATTAGCCTCTATTATAAGTTCCGATGTTTCCTCAACTATTTCGCCATGTTCTTCAACGGCCTTATTTGTTTCTTCACTGGAAGTTACAACAACTTCTGCAGTTGCCTCGATTCTATTGCCTAACAGCTTTGTTTGTTCGTCGAGCTCTTTTATTTCCTTTGCCTTTTTAAATAAATTCCATCCACCAAGAACGCCACTAAATTCGCCCGATAGTGCGCTTCCAATTCCTAAGCTATCACTTAATTGCTCCGTAGCCTCTTTTAGCACCAGCTCCGCCTCGTATTGTTCTTTTAGCATATCTTTTAAAGATTCGGCTGCGGCTTCCGCCCTCGCCATTTCCAAATATGAATCTATAAGCCCGTCTACTTCTGCTTTTTGCTTACTAAGCTCCCCCGTCTGCTCATTTATGCTTAAGGAGAGATCGGGAATCATCTTGTTTAAATTGTCAACAAGCCCTTTCATTTTCTCTTTTTCTATATTAGATAAATTTTCTTTCTTTTGTAAATCATATAAATCACCGCTTAGCTTCTTCGCTATTACAGAGTTGCTTTCAAATTTCTTCTCTTGTTCTTCCCACTTCCCTAATGTTTCTCCGAGAGTTTTGTTCATTTCTTTAGTTCGCTTTTCAACTTCCCTCATGGCCTTTGACGCTTCTCGTTGACTTTTAGTCAATCCGCCGCTCGCGAGATCGTATTTAATAAGCGCTGCAGTTGCAAGGCCTATCCCCGTTGCTATTAGTCCGACTGGATTGGCGTTCATAACTACATTTAATGCCGTTTGCGAAATTGTGGCACTCTCTGTCGACGCTTTATACAGTTTCCAAGCGCCATTAACAGCCGTTATACCTTTTTGTATTGCTCCGCCAATTTTAAAAGCCACCATTCCTGTAACGATTCCGCCGACTAAGCTTATAATATTGTCTGCATTGTCAATTATCCACCCTGCTCCGTCTATAATTTTCGGCAAAGCGTCAATTCCAAATGAAATTGCCTTATCTGCAAGTTCGCCAAAATTCTCTGCCAAGTCGTCAACGCTTTTCCCAAGCCGACCGCCCGACAGTTCTTTGTTTAAATCTCCCAACCCTTCTGTTGCGCTTTGAGTAGCTCTTCTTAAAGGCTTCTCAAACTTTTCAAAAAACGTAATTCCCGTTGCTTCGGTAACGCTTTGCAAGGCGTTCATATCGCCTTTTAAATTATCCCTCATGGTTTTAGCCATTTCTTCTGCGGACCCGTCTGCATTTTCTATCTTTTCTTTTAACTCTTGAAATTCTCCGCCCATAGAGTTTAATAGACTATTAACCGCGGTTATATCGGTTTTATTAAATATCTTAGAGATAATCTCTGTGCGCTCTTTAGCCGACATAGTTTTTAATTCTGCATTTAGCTCTTGCATAATTTCATCTAATTGCTTAAAATTTCCTTGATTGTCTGTTGCGCTTATTCCTAGTTTCTCTAATTCTTCCCTTGCTTTGTCCGTCGGACTTGCCAGGGACTGGAGCATATTCCTTAATTTAGTTCCGGCTTCTGCTCCTTTTAGCCCGTTATTTCCTAAGATTCCGATTGACGTATTTAGGGTGTCTAAAGATTGTTGCGTACTTGTTGCCATACCAGCACTTGCAAGGATTGCCTCACCGAGCTGTGCCACATCTGTATTAGATGATTGAGCGGTCTTTGCCATTTTATCCATATGCTCGTCTAATCTGTCAGATTCGATTCTTAGTGCCGACATACTGTTAGTCACCAAATTGGCAGAATCTTTTAAGTCTAGCCCTCCCGCTGACGCAAGATTTAAAACGCTAGGCAAGGTTTCGACTGCTTTTACAGCGTCATATCCTGCTAGTGCTAAATATTCTAGCGCCTGTGCACTATCTTTCGCAGTAAACTCCGTTGTTGCTCCTGCGTCTTTGGCAGCCTTTTTCAAGCTCTCAAACGCTACGCTGCCGTTGTTGATTTCTTCTGTAGTCAATCCCATCGTTGCGCCGACGCTTGACATCGACCTTGTAAAGTCGCTACCTACCCCAATAGAAAACTTAGCTATTTTATTTATACCCTCGCCAAGTTTTTTAACTCCGCTAATAATCATTTCACTTGCCAGGTTCGCCTTTAAGACATCTCCAAACGCGCTTACTTTTTCTTCTGTCTCCCCAATTTCCTTGCCAAACTCATCTATAGACTTAGCAACTCCTAGGGTAGACTTTTCCGCCTCACCTAAATATTTATCGTTAGTCTTCAGCTCGTTGTCCAAATCAATTAACTTGCCTTCTGCGTTATTTAATTGTATTTGCCAATTCTTTACTTGCGATGAGTTTTCGCCGTATACTTTCTTGGCATCTTCTAGTGCGCCTTTTAGCGTTCTTACTTTCTTTTCTTGCTCCAGATACTGTTTATTTAATGCTTCACTCTTTTTTTCCAGCGCCTCTTGCGAATTCGCACTTCCGTCAAACTCCTTTGCTAGAAGTCTCATCTCCGAGCCCAAAACTCTTGTTTCTCTATTGATATCTGCTATTGACTGCTTGTATTCTTTTTGCCCCTCCAGGACAATTTTAGGACCTATCGATTGGCTCAATTTTGCACCTCCTAAAAAGGAATTATATCGTCTATTGTTTTCTTATTTTTCACTAATCCGTGGTCTTTTTTGTATTCTCTAAACAATGTTAGAAGCTTCCCGAGCGTCATTTTCCACACTTCTTTTTCCGTATAACCTAAGTTTGTTTTTCCTATGTAAATTAAGCGTGCGATATCTAGTTTTTCGACTGCACGCTCTTCAAGTTTGGGGAATCATCATCTTCCTCGTCTTTTAAAATACCTAGCGATCTCTTATACGCATTCAACACTTTCAGCGAAACTTCTGCAACATTTGTATATGTAATTTTTCTTCCTACATATTTTTCTGTGACAAGCTCTCTTTTTTCCTCATTTTCTTCGTTATACAATTCAACATCATCGTTTATTAGAACTGTTAATATCGTTCTAAGCAAAGCAAAAGAAGTAAGAGTGTCATCTTCTTCGTCGCTAAATAATTTGCTTATTATCTTACTGACAGGAAGGTTGAAAGTCTCTTGCAATTCATCTATTACATTTATAGTAAATAGCAAGCGTCTGTCTTTGTCGTCAATGTTTATCATTTCGCCTTTTGGTCTTAAAATTCTCATAATTCCCTCCTTTTTAAAAAGGGGGACTGCGCCCCCTATCGAATTACCAGACTATGCGCCTGGTGTTATATTCGCCTTTGCCTCTAAGTATGTTTTTGCCTCTGTTTCAGTTTCGAAAGTCTGTTCACTCTTCCAATCTCCGTCCGAGTCAGTCATTATGTTCCCGACGATAACAGGTGTATTAAATGTTATCGTTTCGCCTTGGGTTGAGTTTTGGTCTGTTGGCTCTGCGAATTTTACTTTTACAAGCCAAATCGCTCTATATTTCTTTACTCCACCAACGGATCTAACTCCGTAAAAGCCAATACCTACATTCGCTGCGGAATCGTCCTTATTTGCCACCATTTCACCATCTTCACTTACCGTATGCCCTAACAATACACTTTGAACCTCGTCGGTTAAGTCGTCAACTCCAAGTGTTATTGTTCCGCCCTGGAAAGATGTGTCGCTTTCTGCAACCGTATCGTCTGCATACAATTTAACGTTGTTACTTTGAATATCAATATCAGCCTGTATTGCCTTTCCGATTACACCACCAGTTTCATCGATTCCGTAAACTGGGTATCTTAAACCTATTTTAGCCATATTTGTCACCCTTTCATTATTCGTACAATTTCTTCGTTTAGTTTCTTTTCCATCGCCTTAAGCGTTTCTTTTAAGGACTTATTGGTACCAGTTCTTACAAATGGTGTTTTGCGCCTCACCGACGAGCCACTTTCAACGGCCCTCGCCAGCAAGGCGTTAGGCACACCTTTGGGATATTTTTTTGTTTTGTACTTTCCATACCCATTAAAGCCGATTTTAATATTCGCATTGCCATTCCTGTCGATATCTGCGTCCGTTATTCCAAATCCATTTGCAAGGTCCTGTTTTTGTTGTTTGGGCAAGCCTTTAAATACTTCACCCTTTCTTAAATATCTAAACTGGTCCTCGGGAAGTGCAATTAACATATTTCTGATTTCGTCGGCCATTGGTTGGGCGCCTGCCTCAACGACTTTCTTGGCAACTTCGATATCCCCAACTCTCGACAAGCTGTTTTCCAACTCCGTCACGTCGAACTTGACTTCTAATCTAGCCATTGTTCAACCTCCCAACTCCATTCATAGTGAATCAGTTCGGGATCCTTCTCATATTGAATGCTTTCAAGCTTCCAGCTGATGCCATTCTCATTGAGTAGATTTTGTATTTGTGTAACCATCGGGCTATATTCATTTGATGTGTAAAAGTCAACCGTTCCTGTTAAGGTTTGATTGACTTTTTTATCATCTGCATAGCTTGACCCTTTTTCCATTTCCTCCGCCCACACGATATAATTATCTGATACGTCCCATGCTTCGTAATGAAAAACATCATCTGTTAGGGTTAATAATAAATCTCTAAATTGTTTTAAATTCATAAGGCTTATCAATCCTTTCCAGCGAAATGTCCATAATTGGAGGTCTAACTTCTTTTACTGTTTGAATCTGCACTATTTTATATTGATTCCCGTCATTAGGAACCGCGACATCGCCAGTGTCAAGGCTTGTTCTAGGCACTCTAAGAAGTTGGCTGACTTTTGCGTTCGCTTGCACGGCCGTCCAATATCTGCCCATGCCCACTGTGCGTTCTTCATATCTTATGCCTTTTCTTTTTTCTAGCAAGCCGTCTTTTGGTCTATCGCCTTTTTCCGCAATATTACCAATAGAATAAATGTCGATTAAACCATCATTAAACGTCTGTATCTTCATCAACCCCGTTCATCATTTGTAATGTAAGAAGTTCGTGTAAATAGTTAGTCTGAAATTCATTAAGAGCCTTTGACCTTGCATACATACAGTAGTCAAAAAGCAACTCCCTAGGCTTATCTTCTAGGGAGTAATCCAATTCTTTTCCTGCTGCAAAGTCTAGATATTTCATGCCACGACTAATTATTCCTGTTAGCTTTTTGTCTGCATCTTCGTCATCCCAGGTTATGTCTAGGTAGTTTTTTACAGCGGTTAATAATTTTTCTAGCACTTAATCACCTACTTTTCTTCTTTAGGCTCGGTCTCTTTTTTCTTAACTTCTTTCTTTTTAACTTCTTTAACCTCTTCTGCTAATTTGCCCCACTTGGTCGAATTGATTTCTCTGAATCTTGTTTGATTCACTTCCAATTCTTCGCCTGCCTGGTATACTTTATTAGTCTTTTTGTCTCTGAATTTTCTGATAGCTTTTATTTTCATTAAATGCCTCCTATGCTTCTGGGACGCTATTTACAGTCGGAATATATGCTTTTAAGTCTTTAATATCTAGCACTTTGAAAGACTTGTTGTCTAAAGGCATTCCATTTCCGTAAAGCTTTGTTAGGTAAACTCTTTGGTCCTCTAAGAATCTGTTTTCGTCAGAGTATTCAATCTTTCCACCTCTTGAAGTTCCAAGTCCAAAGAAGTATCTTTTCCCAAGCCCTATGATTGCTTTTTTGCTAGGCACAAAAACTGATTGAATAACTTTTGTTGGGAATGGGAACGCTTGCACCCAGCTCCCATTAACCAAGTGTGAAACCGCTGGATTAATAAGGGTTAAAGCGTCGACCGGATTAACTACCAGTATAACTTCGTTAATATTTCTTTGTAGTCCGTTTTCGCTTTCTGCAAGGCCCGCAATAACCGTGCCATATGTAGCAGGGTCGATTATTTCTAATTCGCCTTCTTCTAAATCTGGATATCCTGTTGTTGAATTAAAGTCACCCTCAACATCTTTAGTCATTCCTACGGGCTCTTTTACACCTGTTCCTAAAATTATGGCTTTTTCTAAACCGTTAGCGATTGCTTCCGCAAGGATTGCTCGCACATATCTATCAATCCATACTGGACCAACTTCTAACATTGCCTTGCAAATTGGAATAAAAGCGGATAACTTCATTCCTGTTAATGGAATTACTTTAAATCCTGCGGCAACTTCTTTAACAATTTCATCGCACAATTCGCCCCATGTTGCTAGGAATCTTCCACCTAGTACACTTACTAGTATTTCAGTCATTGCGCCAGTGCTTTGGAAGTTGATTTCTGATAATAAAGGATGCGTTTCAGAAATATCGTCTAGAATCGCATCGATAACTGTGGTCGGCATAACCTCATCAATTAGAGTTAATGCTTGCTTGGGATCGCTTGATTTCATAGCCTGTACTACTTGTTCGTAGTATTTCGTTTCTTGAGAAGT